CATTAATCAATGGTACAAAAACTGATGGTTCAGAAGCACCTAATGTTAGAAAAATGGGTGGTATTCTTGAATTTGTATTACCTGCTCAAACAGTAAAAGGACAGACATTGACTGAAACCTATTTTAAAGCAACTGTAAAGAAATTATGGGATGCTGGACTTCCATCTGCTAATTATTATTGTCTGCTCAATGCAGACCTAAAAGAAACATTAGATGGTCTATATGATGAAAAATATAGTTATATTGCCCAAGAATCATTATTCGGGCTAGTCACCCGAATCATTCAGACAAATTATGGAAATGTAATTTTGATTCTTAATCGACATATGCCAATTGATAAGTTGGTTATTTTTGCTCCTGAATATCTTAAAATTTCTAATCTTAGAAAACCTTTCTATGAGATATTAGGTAAGACAGGCGATTTTATACAAGGTGAAGTAATTGCTGAAATAACCTTAAAGTGCTTGAATCAAAAGGCAATTGCAGTATTTGAAATTGATACTGTTGTTCCTACATATTTGAGTGCAACCCTTGATACAGGTAAAAAAATCGTAACGCTTGCATTAAGTGAGAATGTTGTAAATGCTGGAACTCTTGCAGCCCTTAAAGCAAAAGTAACTATTGCAACTGATGGAACTAACTTCTCTGCTCTTGGTGCTAGTGATACTGTTGCTGTAACCAATGGAAAATTGGTAGTAACATTTAATTCTGTATTGAGTACGGCAACCAACAAAATCAAAGTTGGTGCAGATGCCTTAGCAGATAGTGCTGGAAATAAGAACGCTGAATTTACTACTGGTGCAATTGATGCTACTGCCTAGTAGTTAGTATTTTATTTATGTAAAAGTTTGGGTAAATAAATTAATAATTAACCCATTCTTTTTTACTACAAAGTACTAAAGGATGGGTTTTTTAATTTAAATTTTAATTTGAAGGAGATGTTTTTTAATGGAGACAACAAAAATTGAAGAAAAATTAGATGTGGTATTAGCAGAATTACAGGTGGTTATTAATGCAACGAAAGAATATCATGAACAATTTTTAATCATGTATGAAGGATGGAAACGTGACCAAAAAATAATTCGAGATAATTTAGATGAAATCATCCGTAAGTTAGACAACAACGAATATGGATTAGAAGATACCCAAAAATATTCAGTAATTTAAAATATTTTAAGTTGAGGAGGTGAAAAGGTGGAAGTATCCACCTTGCAAAATAAAAAAGGTTAAATCCTACTTTGTTAAAATTTTAAAGAGATTAAAAAATAAAAAGTAAAGAAGGTATTTATTAAAAACAAAAAATTAAAATTTTAAGGGAGAACAAAGTTAATGCAATAATATACTTCCACCTTGTTTATTATGAAGCAAGATGTAAGAGATAGATTTCCAAAATGGTGTACTGATGACAGTACCTCTTTTTCATTAATATTAAGTGATGATCTGGACAGTTTACTTAGTTGCCATATTTTAGGCAATCTTAAAGGTTATCCAATTCATTACTTTTATGATTTTACCAATGTTTCTACTTGTATCAAAAAATCATACCCTGCCATTGGTGTTGATATTGATTTTTTAAATAATGGTCGATGCTGGAGTAACCATGTTACTTTGAGGAATGAAAATGACCATTACAATCCTAAATGTGCAGGTCTAAATAATGTATTCAGAATCAATCAAAAAAACTATACAGACAAATACGCAGGAAGTACAGTATTGCAGTTGTATTCTTTCTATGATATTCCCCTTCCCAGGGATGAAGAATCATTAATGCTCTTACTGACGATAGACGCAGCGTACAAAGGATTTTATTCTCCTGCGTTTAAAGATACGAATATTAAATGGTTAAAAATAATGGAACTGGATACGTTAATTGAAGTTTTACATAATCATAGAATAGAAGATTTCGTTTACATACGTGATAAATACCAACTCACAAAAAAAATATATCTTAAAGATGGACAATTACAAACTGATTTACCATTGGAAGTAATAGGTAATTTGCTTAAAGTAGATTTGAAATTACCTGAAGATAAATTCGAAATCAAATGGACATATAAACCCTATAAATCTAATAACCCAACAATAATTAATAAATCAAAATTAATTAGTTTTGCTTTAACCTTTGCGAACTATGCAAAATATACAGCATGAAATCACAGCCCCTTACCTATGTAGGGGGCTTTTATCTGAAAGGAGATATTTACATGAACAAATTAAACAATTCAAACTTTTTTTATTGTTATTCCCCTGTCCTGTTTAAATTTTTACAAAACAAAGGATTTAGATATATATGTTGTGGGATGGCTGAGAACACAGGTAAGAAGTTTTGGCAGTTCGAAAGATGTGAGGAATTATCAGCAGCACTTGACGAATTTAAAAATACAAAACCACAAAATTAATAAATCATTGCTATTTATGTAATTTTATGGTATAATATTATGCCTTATATTTTAATTTAATTGGAGGTAAGCAAATGGATTATAAAATAATTTTAGAAAATAATAGAGTTATTAAAAACCAAAAAGTATTGTTTAACTTATTTGGTTGGAAATATATAAAAGGTAAAGGTAGATATATTAAACTTAGAGAATTATCAAGATACTGTGAATGGCATACAGAAGGACAAAAAATAATAATTGATACTATTTTTGATGAACCATTAGAAAAAATTGATGGCAGGTCAAAAGGTGGTCATAATATCTATGGTGATCTGCTGGATGATATCATTCTAGAAAAATTAGTGGATTATGAAATGCTGGAATTTAGTTTCTCAGAATTGATGATTCATTATTTCGAATTATTTACAAAAGAATATAGTGATTTATTTAAATATGATTTTTGTAATAAAAATAATATTACTCCTTCCCTGCTAAAAATCTATACAACTTTTTTATGGAGTATTGTGAACCAAATGTTTGTAACTTCCTTAAATCGACTACAGCGTCAAGGGGTTATTTATTGGGAGCAGAATTATTTTATTAAAGATGGAATAGAAGATTATGTGAGCAACGCAAAACTTACAGAAGAAATTAAGAATTTAGATTTGGAAGCAATGAGAATATATAATATTCATCCATTTCAAAAAGGAATTGATAAAAACAGAGAAAAAATAAAGAAATATGTTTTATCAAAGATCAGTAATCCTAACATCTGGAGTTATTATAAAGTTTATTATCTTGAATTAGTTAAAAAAGATATTGAATTATATGAAACTGATATTGAGCAACTAAAGAATCTATTAAGGGAGTCAATTACAAATAAGATTATTAAGAAAACTTTTACTGTAAAAATTGAAGATAGTAATAAAGAAAAATATGTCACTCCTTATGATAATTTACTACAAAGAGGTAAGATTAAAAAACTACATGATATTGTTTTTGGCAAAACTATTGATCCTTCTGATCCTTTCAATGATTTAGATGAAGAAGATAAGATAGATGAAGAACTTTTGAATATTTGGTAAAAGTAACACCTTTGCTATTCAATTTTATTTTGCCAACACGTTGACAAAATTTGACCTGAAATAATCAACATACAAAAAAATAGCAAGTTAGAATTATTCTCACTTGCTCACCCAAGGGCAGTAAAAAGTGACACTTTAAATAGATAATTATTGTCTTTATTTTGTTAATTATATATTAATGGTGTCACTTTTTAGACCAGAATTATTCGGTTCTAAAGTTTGGTGACTGTAATTATTACCATCACCATTATTAAATTGATTATGTAAATTGTTTGGTCTAAATTGTCAACTTGTTTGACAATCAAAATTATATATTTAAATAGCAAAAAATCAAATAGCGGAAGTATGAATATTATCCTATGCGATAATCGCACAGCATAGACCCCTTCGGGGTGAAATACAAACATAAACATTTTATAGTGCCCTTCTAAGGGTGCTTTTTTATTTCGATTTTTAGGAGGTAATTAAATGAATTTAAGAGACGCATTAAAACAAGTTCCATTAACTAAATCAAGATATTTCCAGTGGAAGCATAGTGTTTATTTTAATCTGACAGCAAAAACAGATAGAACCCCAGAAGAGTTTTTGAAATATGTAGGTATTTCAAACTTTAAACCCTTTGAATTATGGGAGAGTAGTACAGAGTATGCTTATCTTTTTGCTGTGTTAATAAAAGAGAGATATAATAATGATTTTTTAGATGTCTATAATCTTGTTGTTGATAAAGCCAAAAATGGTGATGAGAAAAGTATTTTACTAATGCTTAAATTAAAAAATGAGTTAGACGCTATGGTTAAACAAGGAATCACTAAAACAATTGATAACAGAACTAAAAATACTGATTCCGCTGATGAATTCGATTTGTCTTAGGTTGGTGATATAGATGATGAATAGAGATACGAAGATCGCCAAAATAAAGGCAAGTCCTAAACTTTGGATTAAAAATTTTGTGTGGATTATTGATGGTAATGGAAATGAAGTTAAATTTATTCCTAATCCTGAACAGGAAAATTTTTTAGACCATATGACAAGATATAACGCTATTGGAAAATCCAGGCAATTAGGTTTCACATCTCTAAATATTGCCATTATGTTAAATTATGCTTGCAATAATCCTAATCGTACATATTTACTTTTGTCGTATGACCAACCCAGTGTACAAAACATATTTGAACGTATGAAATTTATGTTTTCTACTATTCCAGATGAATTTAAACCTAAAGAAGTCCGTAATAATCGCAACGAACTAAAATTAGATAATGGTAGCAGAATTGTTGTAAAAGTTGCTGGAAATCGAGATTTAGGAAGGTCATTTACTGCTTCTGGAATTCATTGTTCAGAATTTGCTTTTTGGTCTGATTATCAACAAACTAAAGGATTAATTAGTTTAGAGAATTGTTTAAGTAAAGAAGATGATGCTTATATAAATCTAGAAACCACAAGTAATGGTTTTAATCCATGGCAAAAATTATTTTGTAGTGCAATGAAAAGTGAATCAAAGTATAAACCTTTCTTTTACAACTGGATTAATAATAAAACTATGTTTAAAAAAGAATATGATATTGCAGAACAATATTATAAAGATATTGGAAATGGTGATAGATTAAGACCTAAAGATTTAGAAAAAGATGAAATTGAATTAGTTGAAAAATATGGAGCCAACTTAAAACAGATCATGTGGCGTAGATGGAAGTTAGAAGATATGGAACTCGAAGAATTTCAACAGGAATTTCCAAGTCATTATATGGAATCATTTATTTCAACTGGTTCAAGCGTATTCTCCAGCAAGGTAATAATTGATAGATTACAGTATGTCCCAGAGCCACTTAAAGGAGATGAAATGATTATGGAATTACCTGATAGTTTAAGAATTTATTTGAATAAGAATTTGTTTATTTATAAGAATGTTGAAGTTGGGGCTCGATATTATGCAGGTTGTGATCCTAGCAGCGGTGTAGGAAATGACTTCTTCGCAATTACTATATTTGATGGGGATGGTGAGGAAGTTTGTTTATTTTATCATAATAAATTGCCATTATATATTTCTTCTAGAGTTTGCTATGACTTGTGTAATTACTGGAATACAGCATTGCTGACAGTAGAGAAAAATAATATAGGTGCTTCAGTAATTGAGTCCATGCGTAAGATTTATGACCCACCATATATAAATATGTATAAGATGAAAATGTTTCAGGATGGCAAGAAAGTCCTAAAGATTGGGTTTACTTCTACTTCAGTTTCAAAAAGTAAGATTATTCAGGACTTTAAACAGGAATTCGAGTTAGGCATGATTCAGATAAACAGTAAAAGGACATTAGATGAATTATTAATCTATCAAGAAAATGATGATGGCAAGATGGGGAATAAGCGTGGCAATGATCTCCATGATGATTGTGCTTATAGTGCCTTTCTTGCGTTGAATAGTATGAAATCCAATCGTTGGTATGCTTTTTAAGAGAGGGGTTTTATAATGAATATACAAAAATATGTTAGTAGTAAATATTCTGGTTCTCCTGAATGGTTTGTTGAAGAATGTGATTCTGTCTACAATCAGAATTTAGTTGAAGAATATTTATCTATTAGGAAATACCTTGATGGTCAGCATAAGATATGTAATAGCCAAGTGGTAACTTGGAATGGTAAGACCTATGAAAATACGGTTACAGTTTTACAATATGCTAAACTTATCATCCAGATACAATGTTCATATCTGCTAAAGAATGGCATTTGTTTAATATCTGAGAATGAAAATACATTGAATGAATTTAAGAATGTCTATAAGAAGGGTAAATATAATACTACCAACTGGCAGATACTTAATGACTTATGTAGGTTTGGTAACGCTTATGAATATATATTTAAAATTGGTGATGTAATAAAAAGTAAGGTCATCAACGTTGAAGATTGCTTTGAAGTGCTTGATCCTGAGACAAATGAAGTATTATGTACTATCGAGCATTGGGAAGATTTAGATGGTGTTGGTTACTGGAATATTTATTATCCTGATTCTGTAGAATGTTGGACTAATACAGGTGGTTATTTACATTGTAGTAATAATTATAGGAATAGTTCTGGTTTGCCTATTCATTATAAAAATAATCTTAATGAGTTAGATGGTAGTAGAGGAAAGAGCCAGATATTTGACATCGTTGGAATAATAGACAATATGGAATTGCTTTTAAGTAGAGGTCAGGATAGTTTAGAGAGATATATTGATCCTATATTCCTGTTAAGTGGTCAGCCCATCAATTTAGGTAAAGATGGTTCGGGAGCATTTGATAAGAATGTTGGTGGTAAAGGCATCGTGACTGATGAAACAGGTACAGCCAAGTTTATTAGTGGTAATGTAGCCATTGAGGATATGAAGAATTTATATAATATTCTGGTTCAAACATTAATGAATATTGGTATGACAAGTTCAGTGATGCTTAATAACGCTGAGATTGCTAATATAAGTGAAGTAAGTATTAAATTATTATTTAACTTACAGAACATCAAGAGCAGCATGGATATTATGTTTATGCAAGAAGGTGTAGAAAAGAGAAATCAAATGATTACTGAGATGTTAAAAGATATGGGTAAAGATGTGGATGATAGTATTACTGTTCAGTTCTCCCCTGCTATTCCCCAACTGGAATCAGAGATAGTTGATAATCTTGAGAAGTTAAGAGGAATGGGTGGAATTAGTAAGTTGACGATGATAGAGAGAAATCCATATGTAAATAATGTACTGCTGGAAGTTAAGAGGTTAGAAGAAGAAGGAGTAAAAGAAGTAGTTGATAAAACAGAAGAATAAATACATAAGGATTGGCTTATATAATGTATAGTTATAGTTTGTATGAGAATTGGTTATTATGTTGGTTATGTTTTGGATAAGATATGGTCTACAAAAGCCCGCCTGTTAAAATATAGAACATGTGTTCTATTGTAGGTTAGGGGATAATTCCCTACCCTGTGCCGATGTTGGCATGGGGCAAACATTTGTTCTATTCCCTGCTCCTTCATTTTGAAGGGGCTTAGATTTTGTTTCTCCTTTTTCTGGTTCCCCCACATGTTGGGTAACCGTATTATTAAAACCTTGATATATTGGGCTTTGTTGATGCTACCTTACCCAATGAAATAAAGATTTTATCGTATAAATTAACCCGGTGCTATGATGATAATAAACACTTATCAGAACAGGTTTCAATCATATATTAATATAAGCCCAATATATAGGGATTTTATAGACCACATTATATGGTATAAAGTGGTGCAGCGTGATTATATAGGTTATTTCATTGACTCAATTTTTTTAAAATGCCATTTCAGTATACGTAATTTTGCACCCAAAAAAAATTCTATAAAATGATGAGGAAAATAATTTACCCCACCATTCTTTTTGAGTATATAGAGGATTCGGAAAATCCCAATCCTGCACTTTTTTAACTACGCAATTATTGCGTAGTTTGCCCTACTTATACATTTTTAACTTTCTGATAATCGGAAAGTTAATTTTTACATACGACATTGTGTCGTATGCCCTCCCCAACATGTTGGGTAACCCTATTTCTACCCTTTGCGAAAACTTTCGCTAGGGTCTATTTTTTTTACTAATATATCACAACTACTTTAACGCCTTAACCATAGGCGTTATTTTTATTGAATTTATTAAGGGGGTATCTTAATGAGTAAAGTAAAACTTAGTGATATATTTCCATACAGATCACTAATACCTTTTGATGAAAAAATATCTAATTTCACTACCACTTTTAAGCAAGTATATCCAGATATAAATTTCACTGTTAAAAAACATATAGAGATGAAACATTTTAAAACTTTCTACTTAGAAATAAATGGTAATAAACAATATTTTCTTTATGAAGGTGATGGTTATTTATATAAAATTGAAAACCTTAAAGGTGGAGGATGTTGTATTTATCCTATGCCTTTTACAACTAAAGAAGATATGGATGAAGTTATTAAAAATCTCAATTTCAAAGTAACAATTAAGAAGGGCGATAATCGTGTTTCTTGAAAAATAGGACATAATGTCTTATTAAGGAACCGAATAATTCGGATTCTAAAACTCAAATTTAATTAGTGGATTATCCACTAATTGCTACCTAGAATCAAACCGCAATTATTGCAACTTGAAAATGGTGAGGAGGATAATCCCAATGACCAAGTTATCATAGTGATAACTTGAAATTAAAACACGATAATCGTGCTTTATCATTATGATAAAGCATAAATTACTCAATCTTCTTGGGTTTTCAAAGGGACATTATATCCTTTTGATAAATCAAACTCTGAAATTCGGAGTTTGAAATTATAGCACGATAATCATACTTTATCATTATGATAAAGTTTTGTCAGAAGTTAAATCTGTTTTAAGGTTGTCTGAAATCCGACAACCTTAATTTACTTGGTGCAATATCTTGCACAAGGTCTATTGATAACCTAGTCGATAATCGACTACCTAAAAGGAGGTTTTAATATTGATTAACATAGAACGTTTAAATCTTGAAATTCAAGAAATTAACTTACCCACTTCCACAAAAGAAGTATATCTTCAGGAAGAGAATCTAACCCCTAATACTGAATATACGCCAGACAATAAACGAGCAATTCTTAAAGCAGCCCTATCTATTTTAGAGTCCATTGCTAATTCCCCTTCGACCATGAAGGAATACAAGATTGATGGTGATATATCAGTTTCGGCTTTTGCTGAAAATCTTGAAATTCGTATTCGTAACTTATCCCACAAAATTAGATCCATGAAGGATAAAGATGAAGTGTATCAAGATGGTGCTAAAACTTTTAATCTATTCTCCAGATAGGAGGTTTATAAATGAATATTTTACAAGTTAATTCAGATTCAGATTTTGATTTTATAATCAGTTCTATTGGTTTAGATGTAAGTATTAATGGTATTCCTGCTAAAGCAGTAGTAATTAACTCAAATACCAATATTAATTTTGATGATAAAGTTTTAATGACCAAAACACTTATAAAACGTGGTGATTTGGTCACTTATCGAAATAATACTTATCTAATTATTTCCGAAGTCAATACCACTAGACAGAACAGTAATATTTACAAGGCAATTATAAGAAACACTAATTATGCTATCAAATTTAATATGAGTGGCTTTATTCGTGTCCACCATGCCATTGTAGATACTTCTGGTATGTCATTAAACAGTGAGAAGTTTTTAACGCTCCCTGATGGCAAATTAAACGTCTATATGCAAGATAATGCCTATACTTCGGCAATTAGTATTAATCAAAGGTTTTTAATCATGGGTAACGCTTATTCTGTAGTTGGTAAAAGTAGATCGGAAAAAGGATTATTAACATTATATTGTGATGTTAGTGTTTTTCAGGAAACCGATGACCAAATTAATGAGATTGCCAATAAAACGGATGTTTGGAGTATTTCAATTAC